ATTTTTGTTACAAAGTGCTACGGTGGCAGGCTTAAACGTTCCATCCGATACCTGGTAATATCCCTGCAACAACTCCCCATCAAAGAATCCCATATCCCCGACACCATGAACAATCTGAGGATAGTCAGGATTCGGGGAAGGCTGTCTTCCAGTGTAGGGTTCCCACCTATCATACTCGTTCAGTCCAACCCATACGTTTTTAAATACAGTGGTTTCCTCTGTTTCTGATTTTGCATTAGGAACCAATGCTATATTAATTTTTGTAACATCGGATGGAACTTCTATTGGGATGAATTGTTTGTTTACAAATTTAGGATATTTATTCCCACTAGGGGATGATATTCCACACTCAACCCAACCATTTTCTGTTTCCCATTCAGCATAGACATAAATCGTTTTTCCTTTTAATGATTCTAATACTTCTCCTTGCATTTCATACTGGCTACTTGATTTAGTTGAACTATTAACTAATTTCCCTGTAGTTGATATTTCTTCACCATTTTTTATTACAACATGAGTTCCACTGTGATAGTCAACCAAATTATTCGCATCAAACAACTGCGCTCCTTTTGTCGTATCCTGTTTGATGTACCCCTCAATCTGTTCCGGGATGGCGTTTCCATAGGCGGTAGGACTCGCTTTCACCGTATCTACAAACGTCTGCGTAGTCGTGTGGAGATAACTGTCTTTCGTGATCTGGTCTATCACTCCACGGGCATCCTCGGCAGCGTTGGCGGCCTCCTGTGCCTTTATATCTGCGTTGCTGGCCGCGGTATTGGCGGAAGAAGTTGCATTTTGTACATCTGTAATTTTCTGTGTCGCAACAGCGATTAACTGTTTTACCACATCCGTATCTTCTTCCGGAAGTGTAATATCTGCTTCCAGACCTTCCAAAACCTGGGCTGTTGCAAGCGTAGTATTCCATTCATTTGTAATCTCTTCCCCTGATGCTTTCACCGCACACACAATAAAGCTGACGTTACCCTTATACTGCGTCACTCGTCTGGAAAGGAGCCACGAAAACGTAATGTTATCCCCAGAGATTTCTACATCATCCACAATGTATTGATCTTTCTGATCGTTTGCGTTCCGGAAATTGACACGCAAAGCCAATTTGGACAGGTCAATATTGTCTCCGACAATCTTCGGGCACTGGAAATACATCCGCTCCACTTTCTCGTCAGATTCGACACCGAGAAGTTGGTATTCTGCTGGAACATCAATGACCCTTGTTTCCGGATCAATAACGCAACAGACCATCTCTTCCGCATACGGTTCGACTGACATTTGTTTTAATAATTCTTCTGCTGTCACTTTATCCCTCCTGTCTTACCAATACTTTATTTGTTTTGGTGATCTGTCCTTTTTCCAGACCGACAACCTGCACACGGAAATAGTCTGCGTCTGTCACATCGTCCGGAACTATGCACCGGTTCCGGATGATCGGGACTGCATATTCTTTTCCCTCTGTAAAAAAGGAAGCGGCTGCCTTTCTCCGGCTCCATTCAGATCCGAAAGAAAATTCTGCTTTCAGGTATCCTTTGGAACCTTTTACAATACCGGAGAAATCTCCAGATTTTTTTATATTTTGTTCATTCACTGAGAAATGCAATACTCTCATATATCCTCCTAATCAGAAACAGCTATTATTTGAATTCCAAAAGCGGTCGTACTAGGCCGGTACTTGTGCAATGTAAACTGCGTAGTAGTAGCACCGTCAGCCCATACCAAGGTACCGCTTTGCCCTGTCTGTGCTTGCACAATTACAATCGGTGCTTTCTCAAAAGCTTTTGGAAACTTCACAACCTGCGTCTCCCAGGTATTCGCTTTTGATATGCTGACAGATGCCGAAAATGCCTGTATTCTTCCATTTAAACGGTCGATTGTTCCTTGCGTATCATCTGGAAGATTATTAAATACTCTTGTCATATTTCTCCCGTAGTTGTAAAGTGGGACTTCAAGTGCAAAACCGTCCGGAAAAAGATACATCATATCCGTATAATCTGATGATCCCGGAATTTTGCCTACCCACTCAACTCCGTACTCCACTTCATGCCGCATACACTTATGTACTCCGTCATTTTGGAACTTGCTGCCACGGATTCTTCCGCAGAATTCTCCGTTTGTCGTGTAGTCGTAAAATTCGACCGCATTATCATTTATCACAAGTGCTTTCTTACCGCCGGAAGTATTTGTGATTTTTCCAGTAGTCACTTCGCCAAGCACTCCACTAATCGCCGATAGCTTATTGACCTTGATATTTTTCAACGCCTTTGTAACCGTAAAAACTTTCGTCAGTGTAATCCCGGAATATACAGCTTTGATCGTCAGTTTCCCGACATCCGCTGTCATCCCCGTTACCTTGTACGTCCGGGATGATGCCGTCCATGTTCCTGTCATACCGCTCCAGGAGACTGTCCACGTTGCACTGGCACTGACATCCGACGCTCCTTTATAGACATATGCTGTTCCGGTGGCCGGGGAGTAATCAAGAGGGTTCCCTTCGATATCGCACGGCAACGCAACCGCTTCATTTGAAAGGATCATGCTGATCCCATCCGTTCCGTCTACACCATCTTCTCCATCATGCCCATCCTTTCCCGGTTTCCCCTGATCTCCATAAACTCCTATAATATGCGGGGCTGTTTCAGACTGGTTGCCATTTGTATAAGTAACGACTTCATAATTCCACAAATACTTCTTAGCCGCGCTTATGGTCTGAACTGTTGTAGTCCATCCGGAAGTATCTGTTGTAACATCACTCCCTGATGCTGTGGCAAGATAATAGTTCGTAATACTTTGAATCCCATTTCCAGTTGCGCCTTTGTCTCCGTAAACGCCGATAATGCACGGAGACGTTGTGGTACTTGTGTCATCCGTATAGCGGGTAACTTCATAATTCCAGAGATATTTTTTACTTGTTGTAATCGTCTGGATCTTTGTCGTCCAGCCGGATGTAGAGGTCGTTACACCAGAAGAGCTTGCGGACGCCAGATAATACTCTGTGATTGATTTTATCCCTTTCCCATCAGTTCCGTTTCCACCCATTTTACTCACGGAATATAAGGTAGATGAAGTATCATCCGTATATTCAATTACTGTTCTCGTCCAAAGATACTTCCCCGCACTTACCGAAGGAATCGAAGAACTCCAAACTCCGGTAGGAATTGTGGTTCCGCTGGAAGACGATTGATAGGTTACAGAGGTTGATCTCACACCTCTTCCGTCTTGTCCGGCTGGACCTGGTTTCCCATCCTCTCCGTCTTTTCCGTCATCGCCGTTTCTTGATACAGAATACTCCGTTGTCTGGCTGCCATTTGTGTAAGTTGTTGTTTTTCTCGTCCACAAATACTGTCCAGGGCTGGTCTGAGGCGGATTTGGCACCCACTGCCCTTCTGGCGGCTCCACACCGGAGCTGCCAATCTGGTATGTAATCTCGGTAGATTTTACACTGACAATCTGATCTTTTAACTGCTCCATGATCTGCGTCACCTGGGATGTCGGATTCGATGTCAGGATCTTATAATTGGCAAGCACCCCACTATCCTGTCCGGAGACCGTATAATGATTACGCACTGACTGGATCCGGGCTGAAAGATAGACTTTTTCCTGGAACCGGTTATCTGCAATCTGCACGGTATCTCCGATATCCGCCCTTAGATCATACAGACTTGCTTCATACGTCACTTTCACATCATTCCGGCTCTTCAACTCTGTCAGTCCTCGGTTTAAAAGCTCGTTGGCATCATCTGTGTCGTACTCAAATGTCCCAACGATATAGCCGTCAAACTCGCCTTGCCCTTCATAGTCATATGCGCGGAACCGGGACCACTTATTCCTTGCCTCCCGGTCGTAAATCCGATGCTCGCCTTTCGGACTGAAATACCGCCCATCATCGTAGCTAATATCAGCAATCGTAAGCTTATTCCCATTCTCGTCCTCTTTCCCGTAACACCGGATACAAGTAATCAGATCCTCGATGCTCCCGGACCGGGACAGGGAGATCAGGTTGATATTATCGATGAAACGCTGCTGGGTCTTATCTTCCCCCAGTGTCTTGTAAATGTTGATGACCTGCTTTGTCACCTTTGCGCCTTTCATTTCAATGGCAAATTCGCACTCTGCGTCAAACTGATTACACACATCCCCAATCCGGGTGAGCTGGCTGTCTGTAGTCCCCTCGAATTTGGTCGCCCGTTTGTAGCTTGACACTTCATTGATTCCGATTTCCCAGCCGGAATCGTACAACACTACGCTCAGCGTGTCTTCAATAGATCTTGCTGTATAATCCCACGGAACGGCATACTCATTGATCAGATCCAATCCAATATCCTCACAATGAACGGTCCATTCTTCATCTCCTTCGATGGACATGATTGTATACAGCCGATCCTTGCCATACTTATCCCGGAACGCAATATAATTTCCCTCCGTGATATATACGGAATCCGGATGCCGGGGATCCGTCGTAAAATCATAGGTCCCCACCGCACTGTTATTTGTGATAGAGATCTCCTGTCCCAGACTATCCCCGCTGTCATCAATGGGAAGTGTCTGTGGCAAATCTGTGGACGGGGTACACAGCACATGCATATCCCGTCCGATAATAAACCATTGCATTAAATCCACCTCTCTTGGTATGTAACTTCCACATCCGGTACGGACGCAAAACTGGATGTAATGATTCCCAATGTATGCTGGCCCGGAGGGAGAAGAAGCGGCTGACTGCCAATATCCGCCACATCCGTATCATAAGCATCATTAATATAAACACTTCCAGATGCCCCGTCTATTTCTACAATATCTCCATTGGAAAAATAGTTCGGGATATCCTCATACCGCTCGACATTATGCTTTATCACATGAAGCGCGCGCAACACATTGTTTTCGGTATGAAAGTTATCTTTATAAGCTGCCCCATACCATGTAATTTTTCTCAGCTCCGCCTCCGGGTTATCTACATAAAACGTTTTGCAGATACCGAAATTATTGAACCGGATCGTAACCTGGTTTCCTATTTTTTCCGCTGTAACAGCAGGACCATAATCTCCTCTTGCTGTAACTCCTTTTTTTGCCATTGGGAATGTACTGTCCGTATGCCATACATTTTTATTACCGATAAATACCGCCATGTAATAATACTCGTTTACCGGAGAAGTATCTTCAAAAATAATAGAACAGATAATGTCGTCATGTTCATCGATCATTGTCACGGAAGTATGCCCGACTTGTACACCTTTGAAAACAGCCCCATCCGTATTAAAGTCAAAACGGTACGCAACTTTCCAGTTGACCGGATATTTGTTATTTACATCTTTCGGAACTATTTTGGTAAGGGATGCCCCATGCCAGGAATTGCCACTTCCATAGTCCTTTGTCGTCGCATACCCTTCATTGGTACTCTCTTTTACATATTTAACAACACCATTCTGCAACCGCTCAGATGTAACCGGTGGGGTGATCCCCTGGTTTACTAACCACCCTTTATCTTCATATAAGTGGTCATCAAACAGCTTCACTGATTCCTCATAATGCTTTCCGTCTACCTCTTCCGGTTTCCCGATCTGGTAGAACCGGTCTCCCAGGGTAAACGCGATGTAGCCGTTATCTGAATTCATGGTGGCTTTGATGTTGATAGGAACCGACTTCGAACCATTATTTTGCAGTGTAATTTGCGTGGATCCGCTGTTTTCCGATTTCTTTTCTGCTACGCTATATTTATAAGGATCCGCACAATATATTGTATAACTTCCTGTCGTGCTAAGACGCCCCGGTTCCGGAGCGTCAAAGCTTGTCTTTGTACCAATAAAATATTTATCATCCTCATCAGCGAAAATAATCTTCATTTCCTCTTGGTCAAGGATCCTGCACAGCTCATTGAATTTATTACGGAAATCCTCTGGTGAACTGCTGAGAATCTGATAATGAACCGTGATCTCTCTGGGAGTATCTCGCTTATATTGGTATCTGGTTCCATTTTGGCTTCCAATCTGAATCTCCGTCACTTCGGATTCCAGCATCTCCCTGCCTTCTGTATATAAAGTACGGTAGCCCGGAAGATGGTCTTCAATATACTCTCCGTTCACGTTAATTGCCTCGGAGGGAAGGCCGTTTCCTGTTTGTGATTCTGTGATGTCTATAAAATCGTACATATGCCCTCCTTATCTGATTCCGTGTTTCCGGTTATTCTGCTTTTCCAGTTTTTCTAGCTCTTTTTGCGTATATACAGCGGTAGACTTTGCAACCTGTTTTCCGTCAAGTTCGGATATAACATAGATGGTATATGTATGATTTGGTTCTCCATACTCGTAGTCATCATTCAAAGTCAGGCCGTTAGTGCCTGCCAGAGATAAAGCTGGAGTGCCCATCTTCGGCATATACAAAAGCTCCGTAATAGCATTTCTTGTATCTTTGACTTTACTTAAGATTCCTAGCACCCATCCTTCTCCCCAGTAAGCACCATCTTTTTTTGATACTTTAGAAGGACTGTGAATTCTGGCTTTTGCCCGGATTGCCGCATCCGCCGCCGCTGCCAACTGCGCCGCTACACTACGCACTGTTCCAAGCATCGAACGCATACCATTTGCAAGTCCCTGTCCGATATAGCGACCACTGGAATACGATGAATTTCCTGCTGATCGTAAAGCAGATGAAATCGAACTTGATATGCTTCTCGCTGATGAAATCGCCTGATTTCCACCAGACCGAATTCCTGAATTGAATTGGTTCATTGCGTTATTAACAGTAGATGGCAATTTGTTTAGTCCAGATTTTACTCCATCATTAATATTATTTCCGATGTTTCGTCCTGCTGTTTTTGCCTTACTTTCTGCGTTGGAAAAGGACTTGATAAAAGAATTAATCGCTGATTTTGCTTTACTTCCCAACGCATCCAGTCCCTCGTTTACGATATTCAACGAACTCTTCATACTTGAAATCGAACTTTTAGCTGACTTCGCATTTTTCGCAATGGACTTCATGGATGAGTTGACTGCTTTCAGTGCAACAGACATTGCAGCAACCCCGACCGCTGCCGCCGTCATTCCAAGACCAAAGGCCGCAATTCCAACGGTTCCAGCCGCTGCCGCTACTCCAAGCGCAACAACCGACGTACTAAGTAAAAGTATTACTGCGCTTAGCGCTGTTGCAGCCGCCAGCATTGCTGTTAATGAGGCAACACTGGTCATAGCCCCTGTTGCGACCAACGGAAGTGCGGCACCTAGAATTGTTGCAGACGTAGCAACTAAAGTAAGTCCCGCACCAAGCAATGTCGCACCTGCTGCTAAAGCAAGTACCCCGGCTGAGACCACTACTACCGCCGCTCCAACCACTGTAAGGCCTGCACCTACTGCCACAAGCCCAACTCCTAACGCAACACTTGCAACACCAGCCGCAGCCGCACCTACTGAAAATGCCACCATAGCAGCACTAAGAGCTGCTATGGAAACCGCGCCCTGCGTTCCGTACTGTACAACTGTCGGAAGAACTGATGCTACAACTGCCAGTGCTGTACTCGCCAGCAATGCGCCTGTTCCAACAAGTGCGATTGCCGCACCAAAAGCAACAAATCCAACTGCTCCAGCCGTCAAGGATGGCCCTAACGCAGCCGCTCCTACTGCAAGTCCTGCAATAGCCGCAACCATCCCAACCATTACAGCAATCGCCAAAGGTCCTGCATTTGCCAAACTGATTGCAGAATTTGATAGTAATGAAAATCCTACACTTATCAATGCAAATCCAGCTCCAAGAGCAACAAACGACGCTGCAGAAGCCAGTATTTTTTGAGCGCTTAATGCACTCATATCTCCCACTGTTTTTTGAGATGTCCCAAGTCCAAGAAGTTTACTTGCCAATCCACTGATTCCCTGCGCTGCCAGTCCGGCCACAGCTTTTGTAAATCCGGCCATTCCAGGAGCAACGGCGCTTACTATCTTAAATCCTTTATATGCAACCAGTAACTTAGGTAGCTGTGTGATTAATTTTGCAATAATATCTGAATGCTCTTCTAAAAATCCAGCAAATGTAGTAAGTGCTCCTTTTGCTGAATTAATAACGTCAGAAAAATTTTGAATACTTTCTGTACTTCCAAATGCACCTGTCAGTTTTCCAAGCTCAGATGTAATAGAGGAAAGAGCATCTCCAAATGCTGATCCGACTTCACTTGCAGCGCTTGACAATACGTCCCAGTATGGCTTAATTTTATCCAAACCAGAAGTTAATTTTGCCGCAATTTTCTCTCCATCCAGTTCTCCAACTTTATCTACCAGCTTACTTATTGCTTTAATTCCAACGGCAGATAGCGTATCAAATGCAGGCTGAAGTTTGTTCGCCGCAGTTTCCGAAAGCCCATCCATTGCCTGACCCACTGTTTTATACTCGGTAGCAAGCTTGGTAAATGCGTCATTCGTTCCCACTGCTGATATCGCATCAAAAAAATCCTCGGTAGCCAATTTCCCGTTTTGTACATCTTTTATCAAAGACTGAGTAGACTTTCCCATTTGTTTTGCAACCGCTGAAATTCCAGCCGGGGTTTGTTCCAACATTAACTTGAAATCTTCCCAAGCTACAGTAGGTTTTGCCGCCATTTGTGTCGCCTGCTGGGAAAGCGTCTTCATAGCTTGAGTTGGGTTTTCTGCCGCTGCTGCCAGTCCTCCAAATCCTTTTACCAACTTTGTTGTATTCTTGGTTCCAACAGCTTCAAGCTGGGCAAATGTCGATGCCATATCCGATGAACTATAGATTGTAGCTTCCGCAAAGTCCTGAAGTTCCCCTTTTATGGATTTAATTTCGGCCGCTGTGTGTCCGTTCATTTCCATGTTGCCTTGAAAGGTTTTCCAAGCAGCTCCAGCACTATTTAGATCTCCAATTAAACCACTTACTCCACTGCTAACAACATCAAATGCTTTCTGTCCGGCAGCCATCATAACGCCGAATCCAATTCCGCTAGAAACCGTAGATTTTAAACTACCAATGCTTTCTCTGGCAGACCGCATTGCGGCAGAAAATCCTTTATCGGAGGCACTCAATATTGCTTTTACAGAAAATGTCTCTGCCATTTAGCGACCTCCTTTTCTTTTCAAAAAATCCCTTATACGATCAGCACCTTTTTCTCGTTCTTCCACACGTTGGATTTCTTTTTCATAATTGAAAAATTTAGAAAACCGCTTATATACCGGTTTTGTCTTTCCTTTACCAGCAGATCTTTGGGCCTGAACCGCAAAATTTAAAAATGCAAGTAAATGTAAATAATAATTGCGATCAACTGTTTTATATTCATAAGCTTTCACCAACATTTTGTATTCTGGAATCGTTAGCTTATCAACTTCGATTAGATTTTTAAAATCGAAATATCTAAAACAGTCAATCGCAATTTGTTCATAATCAATGCTACGAATGATTACTTCATCATATCTTCTACCGCTTTCAGCGTCTTCTCGGTAATGCACTTCGTAGCATTGGAACTCTTTAAAAAACCCATCACCTCTTCAAACAGATCATCAATATCTGTGTCCGGATCATCAATGAATTCTTCAATTAAAGCTTCTGTAAGACGTGGATTCTGCCCTTTATTTCCATAATAAAGAATCGTACAAATTGATTTCGGGTTTCCATCAATCAATCCACCGATAGCATACCGAAGTCCTGCATCTTCCACCTTCCCGTTTTCAGATTTAATCTGCACTGTTTTGTCGATATCTTTCAAGAATCCCATCCCAAAATTAAACTGATATACTTGTCCTTTAATCGTTAATTCTTTCATTTTATTATTCCTCCTGTACTGAATCTTTGAATAAATAGTTTGCTTCTTCCTGTTCCTCTGCGCTTACGGTAACTTCTCCACGTTTCCCAGATCCATTAATTCCAAATGTAAGAGAAATCTCCACATGCTCTTCTGCCGATGCCGTTTGTTCAAATTCAGTTATGTAACCTTGGAAATACATTCCTTTAAATTTATTTGATGAATATGTGGATCCCGGTTCATCAAGATTTGCTTCCCAAATCTCTATTAACTGGTCATTATCCATTGCATCTTCCAATTTTTTTACAATCTCGTCTCCTTTGGACAGAATCAGCGTAGTAGAAATTTCTACTTCTGCCGTACCAGGTGTCCGAATTGAACCGTCTTTTGTCGCCGTAGAATCCGCATCTTTACTTTTTGTTCGGCTATCTTCTGTTACAAATGGAATTCTTTTGCCTGCTGTAGTAGATGCCTCGGATGCGATTCTAAAAAGATATACAATTCTTTTTCCTTGAACCGCTTCGGCAAACGCCTGTAAGCTATAAAGAAATTTTTTCTTCATTTTCATTCCTCCATTTAATCAAAATAAAACTCCACGTTTAAAATCCCGTGGAGTAATGGTTGTGTTGTAGTTGTATCTGATAATATGCGTTGCTCTATATTTCGTACATCCCAATTAAAATTGGGGGTTCTTCTTATTGCTCTGCATATTCCTTTGATTTTGAGCAAAATTTGTGAAACATCTCCCCTTTTTTTTGGATTGTTGTTCCAAACATCAATCGTTTGGTATACGCTACCAAAAACGGCAGTTTTATTCCTGTCGTCAATTTGCTGATTATCTGCTAAATAAACAAATGGATATGGCGTATTATCAGGAGGGAGAAATCCATCATATACGTCATATCCATCTTCCTTTATCCTTTTAAATAATTCCGAAAAGATTTCTTGCTGTGGATCCATAATATTACCTCGTCAACTTATCCATATCTTTTCTAAATTGCACTTTCTGCTCATCGAAAGCAGGCTTTAGGTATGGCTGTGCTTGCATCTTTCTTGTTCCAAGTTCTACATAACCACCATAAAGTGTATGAGGCTCAACCTCTGCCGTCATTCCTTTGTCTTTTATCGCAAGATCTATGCTTCTTTTTAATGTTCCAGTCGGTTTTACAAACTGTTTGCCTTTTCCTTTTACATATTCATAATGGCCTTTAAATTTTTCAGCATTTCTCTTTGCTTTTTTATTCATTTCCGATCCATTCAGTTTTACAGCATACTTTACGGCCTTCATATCCAGATTATTTTTAATTTTTAATTCTAAATCATCCAAACCAACTATTTTTATTTTTTTAGCCATTACTGCACCTCCGATACTACAAACGTATGCTTTATTCGGAGCTTTCGGCTACTGTCTACCGTATAGATGCGGTCTCCAACCCGTATGCGGTCGAATGGCTCTTTGTAGTGGTTCTGAAGCTGGATACAAAGGCTGCCCTGTCTGATTTCTCCGTAGATCAGACGCATAGTTTTTATGCTTGTATCCATAACCGAAGCATAACGCAAGGTTTCATCGACAGAATCTTCTCCATAATTTCCAGTATTCGGATCATATTCACCCGAAATAGTCTTTTGGAAATATACTGGTGTATCATACCTCATAAGAATCTCACCTTTCCCTTTGTCGCTTCTTTTTGAGCGTTCAGGTAGGATTGGATATCGTCCATATACGGCTCAAAATCGTTGCTTGCGAAAGAAAGGCTCTCTCCCTCAACTGAATGGGAAGAAAGCCCTTCTGATCCAATCCGGTTAAACCGCATGATGGAAACGTCCGTAACAATGTATTTCAGATCATCCGGCACATCCAGTCCACCTAAAAGTACTTTTAAACGCTTTGTAGTCGCCGCGATAATAATATTCAGCCTCGTATCCATCGTTTTATCATCCTCTGCGATTCCAAGAAGTTCTTTTACGTCCTCCAACATGCGTCCACCTCCTTAAGCCCATGTGACGTTTTTAAAATTAAAAGTGACAACAGGCGAATCATCTACTTCTACGGTAAAGGTATCTCCTCTGGAAACTCGCAGAATAATTTCCGGGTCAAACGCCATATCTTCTTTCCCTTCTCCTGCCACTCCATTCTTTTTCAGTGTCATTGTCGTTCCGGTCTTAGTAAGCTTAAACGGGAAATAATACCCGCTCTGCTCTTCTTTTTTACTGGAAAACTGTGTATATCCCGTTACTTTCTTAATGGTTCCTACTACGGATCCATCCGCAAGGACTTTCAAATCATTTCCAACTAATGAAGATACTCGCTTACCTAATAAGCTCTGACCGCCGGAATAAAGTATCATAATGTCAGAGCTAATTATTCCCCCGCAATGGTTCCTTTGAATACACCGTCTGCAAATTCCGGGAAGAATTTGACACAAGACATAATCAAAGTATCTACCGTTGCCGTAGAAGTAGCTGTGGAATGTGTCATACCGATCAATCCTGTCTCATCTGCGGTAAGGTTAAACGTACGGGCTACATCACCGGACATCGGGACATAGGCGCCTCTGATGTTTTCTTTCGCTGTTGCGATCGGCTGATTTGCTGTTACCTGTGGGGAAACAATCGCTGTACCAAGTCCAAGGAAGTTTTCAATATAAGTAAATCCAAAGGCAGTCTGCATTGTGATCTGTGCTGTACCAAGATAGTCCGCTACGTCCTGCTGATTAATGAAGAAGATCGGGGTTACATCCTCATCTTCATAATATTCCTGAAGTTTCGCCCAAAGGTTTGCAAGGACGATCTGTAAACTTGCCCCGCTTGCTGATCCAGTACCGGCTTTCAGCATGGTGTAAAGGGATGTTTTAACCGCTTTCTGCACCTTTTTGATGAGCTGATCGTCACTCTCATTAACTGCGATCGTACGTCCAACCTTCTGGATCGCTTCTGCGGTGGTAACTCTCCTGTATTTGTCCAGATCAAGAGTAATTGTCTGACCCAAAGCTCTTTTTACCTTTGTCGGTGTAATTACTTCTCCTTCTCCTACCTGCGATGCTAATTCCTCTACCGTCCATTTGTAAACCTTAATATCTGTTCCGGCAGACATCGGAATCAGGTTTGTAACACCGAGAAGATCCCTCAATTCTCTGATGTTCTGAGAAATTCGACTAGTAAAATCGATAGAAATGGCAGGCTCAAGGTCTGTAGATAAGCTTGCCCCTGTCTCTGCTGCAAATAACTGCAAATCATAAAGTTTCTTTTTCATGTAATCTTTTCATCCTTTCTTTATTTCTGGAACAAGTCCATGTGTTCGTTGATTAATTTCTGGCGTTCCAGTGGATCTTTCACTTTCATAATCTGTTCTTTCGTGATCGATTCCGGTTCCGATGTTTTCTTCGGTGGATTTCCTTTCAGTGCATCTTTCACAGCCTTTTCTACCGCAGACTGAAATGCTGTAATGAAGGAATCAACAGAGCTTTTTGTCTTTTCTGCATCGTCTGAAATCAGCATTTCAATAAGGTCATCGCTCACAGAGATATTCTTTTCTCCGAGCATCCCACGGGCTACTGTTGCCATCTTTCCGAGCGCGTCTTTCCGGAGCAGCTCCTGAACCTGTTTTTTAAGCTGTTCATTTTCATATTTTTCTTTCTGCTCTGCGTTCATCCCGGCAAGCTTTTCGGCTTCATCTTTTGCCTTAGACTGTTTCTTTTCCCATTCAGAAAACTTTTGTGCAAATTTCTGATTGATGATCCTGTCTACATCCTCATCCGTGTACTTCTTTTCCGGTTCGTTTTTTGGTTCTGTCGCTTTTGGATCTGCTCCTGCCGGATCCTGACCGCCTGCTGGGTCATTCCCTGCCGGATCTGTCCCTGCTGGATCCTCTGCAAACATCTGTAACGCCATAAATAATCTTTTTTTCATTGTTTCTACCTCCGTAATTTAAAGATTTCACGCCTATCTTCCGTAGCTTTTACCGGGGATCCACGCCTGCCCGTATTCCGTAGCTTTTCAAGTGTTCCACGCCTGCACAACCGTAGCTTTGAATGGTTCCACGCCTGCCATGTGTTACATAATCCGAACATGATCCGGAAATTCATTGGCGATATTACAAACGCCAAGAAAAAAGGAATCGACCAGAAGCTTTGATTCTTCTGATAGATCCCTGAAATGTATATCAGCCCATCCGGGCATGATTTCGTATTGAATTTTATCGTTTGTCAATGCTGTTATTGCATCGATTAGAGTAGTTACAAGTGCTGTCACGCCGGCGCACACAATGTCTTTTCCTGATGCTTCGTATTGTGCATGACCGGAAACAACAATCCTGTCCTTTCGGACTTCTACCGCAATCATAGGCATCCAACCTCCTGAAATGCTTTCAGCATCTTCGGAAACTGAATTGCAATCCAATCCGTAATTTCTTCTGACCGTCCCCATGCTTCAACATTTCCGCTGTTATTCCACAGACCGCTTTCATACAAAAATCCGTGAATAACCTCATGCCGAAGAACTTTTTTTGAATAAGATTTTAAATCCTTAATACTCATATCATCTTTTTCAAAAATACCGACAACAATCTCTTTAATAGAATGGTCAATATATCCATCAGCATTTTTAAGTTTCGGTTCGTCCTTTTCTTCTCGGAAAAACACTTTATATTCAGTTCCTAAAATATTTACTGTATCTTTCATCATTCCACCTCTTCGAGATCTTCGTCATCCATGTAAATGCAAATATCTTCAATGACATTCTTCTGTCCTACTATCATATATTCTCCAAACGTGTTTATAAAATCGTGAAGCTGAAATTTTGTAAACCCGTCTTTGTCTATCTGTGGCATTCTTGGTTTTAAGGCTTCTCCTCCATTTGAAAGTATCCTTTTGTTGACTTCATCATATTGGCGGTAAAATATTTCCGCTCCAAATGGTGTTAGTTTTACCTTTATCTCACTATTTAGATTTATTTTTTTCATTTGCCACTCCTCTTTCTTAAAAATGGGTATAAAAATACCACCGGCCATTTCTGACTGGTGGTATCTATAACTTTTTCTCAATTTGATCCGGCCATACCGTATCTGTTACTATCTTTCCATCCTTTTTATTAATGTCCATCTCATACGCTGCTCCATCATCAAAAATTTCAACGATAAATGCCGTTTCTCCGGTCTTTAGCAGAACCTTATCAAACATTTGTAGTTCCATAGCATCACTCCCTATCTACATAAACAGATGTCAACCGTATTTCTCCCGTATTCTTATCATCAATCCATGCTGTTAATACCTTTGCCGTCTTACCGTTAGGACCTACTATATCCATGATAACCTCATAGCGCTTTCCCCATCCATTATCCGGCTTTTCTTTTGCATTGTATTTTGATATCTTATCGTATATTTGACTGATCAATTCGTCAGCATTATCTACCGTATATCCAAGAGCTTTTTCAAACGCTTTTGCTTTATCTGGATCTTTATCAGGATTCAACGCATACTGTGTAAATTTAGCTTTGGGTATAACAGCTTCTTTATATCTTGGTAATTTCATTATATCAGAATCATTTACCTTTTCAACGGATTTTTTCTTCTTTTTCAGCTTATTCCACTCTTCCGTGGTGCCGCCTTTGTCCAGAAAATCCAACCAGTTTTCAAAGGCTTTTCTGTCCATATACGGGGCATCAGCGCACCTGCAATTTGGATGCATCGGAGCCGCATTTGTCCCCGGAAGCATATCCTTTACCCTAAAATGCTTTCCATCAAGCGCTCTACAGATCGGGCACGCTGTTCCCTCTGCCATGAACTCGTATTCTTCAAACCCATTTTCCTCCATTGACCGCTTTGATGCTTCGGATTGTACTCTTGCCATTTCTGTTCGCATCAATCGCTCAGCGTTATACTGACTTACTCCAAACCTCTCTTTCAAGTGTCGAGCCAATACACGAGGATTCTGCCCCTGTATAAGACCGGTCTGTAGCAATTTGTCCAGCTCTGATTTTAGCATCCCTTGATACATCCAGATCCGGTCGGAGAACGTAGCATTTTTAAATGATGCATTGACAATCACTTCCGCCGCTTTTCGGGGATCTGATACACTTTTACCTAGAATCCCAGCTTTCCGTTCGAATTCATCCAACGTCCGTTTAGTGAGTATCTCATCATAATATTTCTGCAATTCATCAAATCCAGACACCATTTCAAGACCGATTCTAGCTTTCAGCATTTCCAGTCTGTTTATCTTCATAGTCAAGTTATAGAGTCTCATTTCCGTATTTGCCTGCTCTGAGAAATTCTTCTCTTTTACATACTTCTTCGCCTTACGCTCATACTCTTCCATGTCAATCTTTGCAACACGCTTTTTTGCTTCTGCCATTGTGATGCCTTCCTTTGTGGCGTAACGGCTGTAAAATCCATTGATCTCTTTGTCGATCTCATCAATCATGTTCTGATAGATTTTCTCAACTTCTTTATCGTACTGTTTTTCCTCACGCTTATTCTTGTTCCGGTTCCTCGTTTCCCGTATCGCCCAATACGTTCTGCTGTTCACCGTTTACACCCCCAAACGTCATTTGCATGACTCTATCTCTTGCATCATCCTTCTGTGCGTTCTCCTCTTCTTCTATGCGGTCAAGTTCATCCTGTACATTTTCCACCACAGAAAGAACGGAAAGCTGTGTTTCCTTTGATACGATCCCTTCTAACTTGGATGCAATGTCTGTCTCTTCTGCTAAGTTAGCCGGGAAATTCAGAGTAAACTTGTAGTCGTTATTAATCCAAGCATCTCTGGAAATTCCCTTTACAGTGGATGCCGGATTGCTAAAGATCAGTCTATACCGTCTCTGCATTCCGCTTCTGAATTTTCTTTCCTTTGTCTTTGCAAGGTTGCTCATGGCCTGCATCTTATACTTCATTGCGATTCCAGAGGATGTACCAAAATTCTCATCACTGATATTTGCCACCATGCTGATCTGATAAATAAGCCGTTCCAGACGATCTAAAAGATGTTCTTGAGTCTCGTCCCCGTTTGGCTTCTGGAGAAAATCAACCTCTACCCCGTTTACATCTCCGTCGAAGTTAATAACCCTATCATCTCGTATATGCTGCACATCTTCTTTTTCAAGCCGTTGTCCAAGTACTTTTAAATACGCATCAGCAAAATAATCTACATCATTCGCCTTTTCTGACAATGCTTTGTTATAAGCATCTATCATCGACATTGCGCCTTCAAATATTCCGACTCGCTCATCGTTTTCGATAAACTCTGTTGCTGGAACTCCTTCAAAGTGATGCGCCTTGGCTTCTCCATCCCAACGATACGATCCATCCTGTACAAAGTGCTGCACGATGCTACCATCCGACCAGCTTCCACGCTCTACGTTATCAGCGTCAAGATAATACCGGACAAAATAAAGCGGTCTCTCTAATATACTGTCATCGTATATGAAAAAGGCTTCAAGCGGTGTAAGATACGTGATGCCGATGTTTCCTTCGGTGTCGTTGTAATACATCTCATACCCTTTTCCGTAGATACTGCATATCTTTGAAAGCTCTGCATTGTTATCATCCTGATCGTTATATTGATCCAGGAAGTCAATGTAGTTCGATACCACTTCGTCCGTGTTTGTTGTCTTAATCGGAATCCCAATAAAGAACCCATTCATGGTGTCCGTGATGTATTTTGCAAAATTGACGGATATCCTGTTGTCCGGCTTATATGCAGCTTTTTTAAGAAGATGAAAGATTTCGTAATCATTCACATATGCGTCATGTAATTTCTGGTATCTTTTTATCACTTCCTGCTTATGCTTTCCGATATATTCTGACAATATTTCCGGTGTCATTCCTGTCCCTGCTGCTACCCGAAACATGCTATATCCCTCCTATTACTCTGTTATAATGTGTCCCAGAGAAGTCTCTTTCTATGCTGTACTCAAACGCATCAAGCGTATCGATGTCAGTACTTCCGTCATCAAGCCTTTCTTCTTCCATTGACTTGCTATTATATACCGCTTCTTGCAATGCTTTTGACAGCGTTTCACAATCCTCTGTAATTGAAAAAAGTCCGGCTCCCATGAGCTGGACTGTGTATTCTATACGGTCATTAATTTTCTTTTTTACTGCTGGCCTTACATGCAAGTACGGGAATTTCTTTTCACATGCGTTTTTTATGCTCTGGCCGAGGACTGTCTCTGCGTTGTCGTAGTATGCATTAGACGGCTTCCCGTATTTCTTTATAACATCTTCTACAAATTCCAAAAAAAGTTCGGACAGAAGATTTGCATCAACCCCTTGCCTAAAGTCTTTTTTCATATGCTTTCTGCTCATTACCGGCTGTTTTCTTCCGTCAGAGTACTTTGCAGTAGCCACAAACGCATGACCGGATCCGTTCCCTCCGAAGTCAATCCCTATATCTATACGAGAGATATGCTCTTTATCTGCACTCTTCACAAATCCATCTGGATTATCTGCAAATTTAATGTAGATCGCGCCCTCTGCGCGTTTCCATTTCCCTAAAATGTATCTGTCGTAGTAGACAGTGCCTGCATACTCTTTTTTCAGGTTCTCGACAAATGTAAAATCGAGCGTTGGGTTGTCATCTATACAGTAACTTTGACAATATATATCTGCATCAGAATCGATAAACTCTTTGATCCAGTGAGTAGGATATTCTGGGTTAAGAGTCCCGTCGAACTTGCTGTACGGCTTATCAAGACGAGATTTTAGCATGGTGAATACTTCTCGATTCCAAGTTGCAACCTCATCTCCATAGCAGTATTTGATGCTTGCACCACGGATCTGATTAACCCTTGTCACCTTGTCGGCTCCAAGGCAAAAGCATTTCTGCCCAAACAAATAAGCCGTGTTATCAGACTTAATGTCAGTAACAAGGCTTGTCCCATACATATTTTGCAAAGGTTCTATGATGTTTCTTTGCAGGGTTCCCTTTGTGTTTCCCAATATAACGGTAAGCCCATCCTTGTCGATGACTTTCCGTATGCGCTTTGGAATCACAAAATAATCAAGATAAGTCTTTCCGCTTCTTGTCGCTCCCTGTTTGATGTTCCAGCGATGATTTGCATTGTCAAGATATTCTCTCTGTTTTTTCGTAAATGGCATTAGATCACGCCCCCGATCTTATCCAGCAAATTGTCAAGCTTATCAAGAGCATCTTTCTTTCCTTCATCCGATCTTTCAAACCGTTTCATCAGCTCTTTTCCAGCAGCGATCCTGTCTGACAGAGCTGCATCCATGTCAAACTGATCTTTTACCTCTCCGCGGAGGACATCGGAGTAGAATTGCATAACCTCTTTTACATCAGCGATCCGGGAATCATCAATCTGTTTCTGGCGTTCTGCTATATATTCAAGAACATTAGGTTTTTTAAGGTTTTCATTCCCTATTACTGCGGCTGTTTTCCCTGAATATCCCGCTTTCTTTGCTGCTTCTGTAACGTTTCCGCATATCAAGTATTCATCCGCAAAGGCTTTCTGCTTTGGTGTGAGTTTCATTTACCCACCGTCCTTATGTAATTTTGTATTCCATTCACGCGCCGCTTCTTCTTCTGTATCAAAACTTCCAGTTCTTAAAGAACTCATAAATTTCTGGCACGTATGATGCACATAATATCCTCTGAAATTTGTATCTTTACAGTATGTTTCAATAATATGTGCTTCTTTCCCACAAAAGGGACAAAGTTTTAATTTAATTTCACTCATTCTCTCACCGCCTGCCATATATCATTTAAACAGTTCACAATTTCTATCTGTGAAGCACTCCGCAGTATTTCGTAGTCTTTCTCTTTCCACTCATCATTTTGAGTTTTCTGCAATACTCGTGTACTAAGTATGTATATCGTTATCATGCGATTCTGCTCTGCACTGTAAAATTGCGTTGTGCCTACCTTGATTACTAGCCCCTTTTGCAAGATCGCCTTTTGTAGCTTTCTCATAATCTGTCCTAATTTCATATTTGTTAATCCTTTACATAAAAGACCGGTGCTCTACAATACGCAAAGCATCGGTCTTAAAATTTACATGCGGACTGATTTATTAGGGGGAGAAAACAAATTGAAACCATTGAATCACATACAAACTAAAGGAGCTTGTCCACATGTATAAACCGTGCGGAGGGAGTCGAACCCTCCGTTGTCCTGTCGCGGTGTCTGTCGAGGGGTAAGTGAAATTTCCGGAGATGGAACACCCAGAATCGAACTGGGGACTTACTGTACATAAAGCAGGTGCTCTACCAACTGAGCTATGTTCCTATCAGAACCTTATGCGCCGTTCCAAGCGGATGGTTTTGTTTTTACGCCTTTTCGCCATTCCATCAAGAGCTCTCGGCGTACATTGATTATCCGGCTCAATGTAATAAGCCAAGAACACACAACTTAGTTTGTAACATCGACACGAATATTTGAATTATCGTTTTTTTGGCGTTGTGTGCGTATCCCCATATAAAACCACATGTCCGTTTTAGGCTCCTATTACTTCCGGGGATTTTCCAGAATTGAGTGCTTACTACTCCTTAACTCCCGTGGCCTTGATCTCTGGAAAAGTTTTTTATCAAGACATTCTAGTAGGTTGATCCGTCTTGATTAATTGGGAAAGCAGGTCAGAAAGGATTTGAACCCTTATCTGCCAGATTTGGATTCTGGCGTTCTGCCCTTTGAACTACTGACCTTTGTATGGCTTATATGGGATTAAGCCACATCCTTTTGAAGCTTATATATACCGAATATTTAAACTTTGTCCATGTTATCATTATACCATACGTTATATAGCAAGTCAATCAACTATAACATGTTTTAAAGCTTTTCCGTGAACTCTGAATATTTTATATAATGGTCTAATACCAGTAACATCCATAATCTGATTCCACGAAAGCAATTTTATATATCTTAAGAAAAGAACAGTCCTTTCCTCTTCTTTTGCAAGTGCTTTTATTGTATTTTCAATTTGTTTTTTCCTTTTCACTCTTTCATATCTGGCCTTTACTATCTTTCTTTCCATCTCATCTACTTTCGCAACATATCCAGAAAGGTCGGCTTTATTAGAAGCATGTGGCATACCATCAGAGATAATGGGAGGATATATTTTAGACATTTTTAGCTCCAAATATCTATTTTTCATTTCCTCCATATTCTCTACAGAATACTTGTAACCGTTTAAATACTCTTTCTTTTTCTCCGTTTCTGTTTTTTCCACCTTTAATTCCTATACTCCTTTCCCGTTCTTTTATCTTTTACGGCAACAATTTCAAATCCTAATAAGCTCGCTATCTGATTCAGATGATACAGTGCTGTTCTCGTATGATACGGAAGGCGCCCCATATTCCTGATTGCGTATTCTGCTGTATGATCTTGATATCCTTCATGGTTCAAAAAACTCACCCCACACACGGTATTCTTAATTATATTTTACCGCATGTGGGGTGGTGTCGTTGTACCCATATTTATTCAGTTTTCATTTCTTTCAATGCTTTCTCGGCTTCTTGCCTGGTGAGAAATTTATAATAGGATTTCTCATTTTCTCTCCATTTCTTTTATTTTGTTCTGTTCTTTTTCCAAATGTCAAACTTCTTATCAATACGAGGAATTAGAATGTATTTTGTAAAAGGAAATGCACTAAATATAACCATTCCTAGACATATAAGCCCGATCGGATTTAAAAGTGAAAAAATCAAACCAACTATAATAGGGATAAAATAATCTTTCAAAGTAAGGGAAACGACGTAATCCGTTATTTTATAGTCCTTTTCCCCGCATTTCGGACATTTCTTTAAATATTCCACTATTTCACCTCACACAATCTGTTTCCCATTCAACAGCATATACCTGTTATACGTCTCTATCGTCTTTCGCCGGTATCCCTGGAAATCTTTCCGCTGCATCTGTATATTTCCCATCCTGTCATATCCAAGCCCAGTTGTAAGATTTAAGAAAAGATATGGTGCAATCTCCGGGTAGACTTCCTGCGCCGCCTGAAGAATCAGTCTCTGATCGTAGTCCCTGGCTTTCCGGCAGTATGCAACGATCCGTCTCCCATCTTCGTATGTCAGTCCATAATCCTTAAGGTATGTATCCCTTGTGCTCATTTTTATCACTGGTCCTTTCCCTTAAGTAACTCAGTACATCCATATGCCGTCTCATATACCTTTTGTTCTTCCGATTCCTGAGTACCTTTGATCTGTTTCGTTTATGAGTTACCTTTATCATTTATTTTCCTCCTGTATTTTCTTGTATGGATCTGGAAGAGGGCACCAAGCTGTAACATTTTCAATCTCGCAATACGTATTACTAAATTCCCTCCATTTTTTATCATTCCAAAGATCATACACTGCTATATCAATATCCCAATAATCTATATTGTCGATAAACACAAGATATTTTTTGTATGAGTTATTTATTTTTTCATCAGGTGTCCTTTCCGGCATCCTTTCCTCCACCGGAATCCAGCCGTCAGTCATGTGCTTGCGGATGATTTTTTCAACATCTTCTATCGTAATGAGCGGTTTCGTATAACTTGAAAACTGTATTTTTTCAAGATGTTCTATTTCTTCCAGAATCTTTTCTAGTTCCTGCATTTTTATTCTCCTTTCGAATCAAAGAATGCACAAATCCATATTTTATTCCTCCGGCATTTCAAAATAATTTTCTTTGCAACATGCTATTTCTGAAAACACTTCCCTTGCTCTATCAAGGCTTTTGTATTTACCAAGTTTATGTTTTTTTCTCCTGTCTTTGATGTCATTACACTTTAAAACACACACGTCCATTTCTAAGTTTCTTGCTTCATAAATGTTTCCGTCCTGAGCTTTTATTTTCATTTTTCCCTCCTGTATTTACATTCTCCTTTGTTCCTTTCCGATCCATCATCCATACAAATGAATTTAACTTTGCGTTCAACTGTGTTAATTCAATATATTTATGCGGATCTTTTTCTTCAAAATTATCTTCCATTTCCGATATTCTTTCGGAAGTCAGAAAAGACAAAATACATAGTTCATTATTGCTGAATGGAAATTCCCCTTTCCGGGCGGTATGGATCTGGTGCCTCTATTATTTTCCATCCCCTTATCAAATTTGATGATGGATAAAATATCTGAGGATATTGGTCTACCCAAAATTCCGCAAAATCTCCTGTAGTTCCATCTTCATTGTCAGCTTCAACCCACTTGCAATTTGCAAGTAAAGTCGAATAATTACCTCTGTAGCCATAAGTAATCCAAAATTTTATACAACCTGTTTGATTCTTTTCACATTCCTCTTTTGTTGGCATCCGCTCCTCCACCGGAATCCAGCCGTCATTCTTTCCATCTTTATATCCTATCTGATACCATTTTCTCCGGCTGCATTTCTCGCACAAATTATTGTTATCCATGTGCTTGCGAATAATACGCTCTACTGCTCCTGTAGAAACGCACATGGCTCCATACCCGCTCATTGTCTGCATAAAAATCGCCGCCTCTTTTATCTCTTCCAGAATCTTCTCTAATTCATGCATAAACTTACCTCTCTAATGCTTAAATTCATCTTTTGGAAACATAGATTCAATATCTATGCAATGTCCTATTGCTTTGCATAAATCAATACAAGCATAATTTTCTTGCATATTTGCGTCAAAGCCACCATCATCAAAAATACTGTCCCCAAATATATTTTTGAGTTTATCAACAAAGTATTGCAAGTATGCGTAATGAACCCAAACGCAAAATTGCTCTTCATTTATCCAACCGAGTTCATCGCAAACGCAATCATCATAAACATTTATTTTTGTTAGACACAGTTTATAAAGTTCTAATTCCCGCATGTCAGTCCTCCTATCTCTCCTTTTATTCAAAATCAATATTTTCTGCCAAACATAAACTCAACAAATATATAAGCTCATGTTCCCCATTTGTGCTTGCTTCTTCGTCCAATTTTTTAAGTATATTTAAAATACTATCTATAAAATCCATTCTTATTTTATCATCTTTTAAACTCTCTAATTCCTGCATGTCAGTTCATCCAACCTCCTTCTCACTTCTTCCGGTCCGCAATAAAAGATTAGTTCATCCAGTATAGTGTCAAGAAAATATACTGGCGTTTCTTTCTCCGGATCCTCCCACTCGTCTGCGGAACAGTCAAATACTATTGCGAATTTGTACCCCTGCCCGCCGTATCTCCTGTATAATTCTTCATGTATTTTCTGTGGGTTTGCATCCTTTCCCTTTATCCATATGGGATAGTTTCCAAATCTGTCAGTCTTTTCATCTTCGAATATGTGCATGTCAGTCCTCCTTTTCCCACCATCTCTGTCCGCATTCATCGCAGAACCGGTTCCACGGAACTGCCTTGCTACCACATATCGGGCATACCATTCCATCTTCCGTTTGCACGGGTTTCTTCGCCGTATCCCGCTCCTTCAGCTCCATGATCTGTTCCGGTGTAAGTTCGGTGTCCTCGTATTTCTTTAACGCCCAGTAAATAGTCATTGCTTCTTTCCGTACTTCTCGGGCGTCAATGATGGCTCTTCTTAATCCGCCGTCTATCTTTTCATCTGGTACTGTTAATCTCTCCATCTCTGATCTCCTTAATCCTCGAATAAGCCACCGCAGACAGCCTATCCACAGCAAAATTTAGCTGACATACAATCTCTTCGACATCCGTCGAGACAGATATTCTGTTTATGTTTCCCCGCAGCGTATCAAGGATCTGCCTCTTTTCTTCGTTCGTATATGGTCTGTTTAATAATTTCGCCATCTCTGGTCTCCTGGTTTAAACCCTTTTTAGTTTCTGTTGTTCTTCCAATATATATCAGATAACATTTTGGAAATAATTTCCTTCGCCGTATTCCACCCTAAGCAGAAATCATCGTTGACACTTTCTATAAAATCATCATCATATTCAAATTTCTGCATAATTTCCTTAATTTTTCTTACATCTCTTTTAGCTGTTCCTTTTAAGTATCCAGGGAAATTATGTAGTACATCGAGATATACCGGATATCCTATTTTCTTAGAATCACTCATTGCTCAATCCACGCCTTTGTCAACAATCTCAATGGCTCTTATATATGCATTCATTTCTCCAATGGCATGTTCGAATACATATCCCCATTTTCGTTCAATATTGAAATAAGTTTTTGCATAATAGAATTTGCACTAATCAGCTTGTCCATACTGCGCCTCCATATTGAAGCATCAACCTTCTGTACTCGCTTAGTGTAATTTCCCTCACGTCATCACTCTTAAAATACCACTCAACCGATTTCACTCTATTTGCGACGGACGAAAAATCATCTGCAAAATACAGAGATACTACCTTTTTCTGGTCATGGATGTCAAAATAGTGTTTCATAGTTGGTCTCCTTTCTATAATCCCGCTTACCAACTCAATAATCTCATCCAGATGAATTTTAATCTCATATATTCCGCATGAATGTCCCTTATCGTAAGCATACGCCCATATCTCTTTTGCGGATTCCTTATCCAAATCACAGCCTACTTCATCCTGGATGAACAAATAAATATCTTCCATAATGCTGTCTCGCATTTTATTCTTCTTGGTATTAAGTTCGGCTACTGCTTTTTCATAATTCCGATTATTAAGTTCGACTTGCTCTCGGTTCCATTTCACGGACTGGTTTTCATCTGTTACCCAGTCTTTCGAGAGTTTAGAAAAATTAGGCTTGCAAGACATTCTCTGTATCGCTTTAAATCCTCTCTGGATTTCATCCCAATCTTTTACAACAGTTTTACTCAAACTTCATCCCCTCCAATTTCTCGATCTGCGCTATCTAAAAACTGTATATTACTTGCAAGAGGCATCACAATTTCTCCGTTTGAAAGTTCAACGATTGCTACAGAATAATTACCTACCCCGTAATCATTAATTTCTTCGTAATCTACTCCCCATTGGTGAAACAGTCCTTCTTCAAAACCATGTGTTTCATACATTCTTTTTTCTTTGTTGTATGTTGCGTATGTCCCTTTACACTTTCTCATCAATCCACACCGCCTTTCTCGACAATCTCTGCTCATTCACATCACCTTTTCTTTCCGTTTTTATCTACGTTCAATTTACAATATCCATATTTGCACCCCTGAATCATACTTATTTTCCCTCCGTAAAATGATGTTATCATTGGTCGTGATTTATGATATTTGCACCTATGATTTTTGCACTCCATGATTATCCCTTCTCGAAAAATTCTTCCCGTTCCCTCAGACGTTTTCCGTCCGGGCTTTCCTGTGACTTTTGTGGAATAACACCAGAATGTAAAATTTCAATCGCACGATTTTTCTTAATATATCTCCCATACACTGGATATTCGTTTACAACAAGTTCTATCTCGTTTTTCAACGCCTTGGAAACTGCTTCCAAGTCATATGCAGTCGGCGCACACATAGCTGCGATTCTCACAGGGTCATTTTCTACTCTGTCCTTTATCAGTTCGTCAGCGTCAATCAGTCTCATTCTTCCTCCCCCCAATCTATAGGTCGTCCACAATTTCGGCAAAATTTTTCTCCGTCTCACAGCGTGTCAAGATCTCTATAGCAAGTGTTAAATTGTCCATTAATTCTTCTCCTTTCTCACAAGCTCATTTACTATCTTTCTTTTTGCGTCCTCTATCAGCTTGATTCCTGCATTTCTGTCATATTGACTACCTTATTCATCATCTGAAAACCTGTATTCCATAAGATCCGCAAGCATCAAATACTCTTTTGCTTTCTTGCTATCTCCATGTGTTTCCTTTACTTTTTTCCGAAATTCCGCAAGCGTGCCGTAAAAGCACCCACATTTTACGCCTACTTCTCCGGTCTTTTCCCTAAAAAATGTAGTAACACGGTAGACAGATCCAAAACCTTGCGCTGTTGCATAATCCGCATTGCCGGACACCTTAGCATTGCCGGACACCTCAGCATTGCCGGACACCCATGTATTGCCGGACACCTTAGCATTGCCGGACACCTCAGCATTGCCGGACACCTCAGCATTGCCGGACACCCATGTATTGCCGGACACCCATGCATTGCCGGACACCTTAGCATTGCCGGACACCTTAGCATTGCCGGACACCTTAGCATTGCCGGACACCCATGTATTGCCGGACACCTTAGCATTGCCGGACACCCATGTATTGCCGGACACCTTAGCATTGCCGGACACCTCAGCATTGCCGGACACCCATGCATTGCCTTCTTGTGACAGATTTTCTTCTTTCTCGATGTATCCACCTAAATCTCCAATTTTTACGTTACCAAAGCTCACAAGTGCTTTGATTCTGAATAATTTCCGTCCTAATACCATCTTTGTATCTGTTGTTAATTCATATTTTTTCATTTCCTTACCTCACTTCCTAATAACTGACGTTCCAAGTCGTCCATATTGTAATTACGTTCCTGGAAATTGTTAAAATCCGTTTTCTTTCCTATTCCCGGATTCTGTTGTAAATAGCTTTCAAACTTCGGTCCAAAAAGTGTAGTAGGTCGAAGATACCCGTCCATTTTTGTACCTTGCCATTCGGATGTTTTGTTATCGACTACCTTCTTAAAATCTTCTAATTTAGCTCCCTCACGAAATCGTTCCCGGATATGCTTTCTCGATTCTAATGATGTGCTCTTGTAACTCTTCCCTGTCTTTTGATTCAGATAGTCGATGACTTCCGTATATGGTATGTCCTGCTCTTCCTCCTGATGGACTACAGGCTCTTCTTTCTTCGGCCGTCCTCCCTTTCTCCCTGCCTCTGACCGTTTCTGGCAAACCTCATCGTACTTCTCCCAGTGCCGATCAACCTGTGCCCGGATAAATCCAAAAGCCATTTGGGTGACTCCATCCATTTTCGGTAATTCCATATCTCTAGCATATTGGAATAGTGCAGTAAAAAGGATTCCCCTCTGCTCCATACTCATGCTTTCGATCTGATCCAGGTATGATGTATAGAGTATAAAACTGTCTCTCACCATACATCACTCCGTCCAAAAATTCGTATTTCTTCCGGAATTGGAACAAAGATTCTACAATTAGCCAACGTTTTTATTGACGGTTTAATACATTCGATTGTTTCTTTAGACCGATTCAGTTCTTGTTTCGTCCATATTGCAAGGAGTCTTCTATCTTCCGTTAAGTTCATATCTGGAATGAAGTAGCCTTTTCCATCCTGTAAGTTGATGATCGGCATCTTCTTTTTCGCTTCATGGAGGGCGTCCCGCATTTCTCTGTCTGTCAGATTCAGAGCGTATGCAAGTTCTGATCTTTTAACCGGATGCCAACTCCCAACCGGTATTGCTTGTAACACTTCTTCCGTCCTCACGTATCCTCCTTTCTCCCTCCGGTTTCCCGGAGGGTCCACTTCGTTATGCGTGATGTTTACAAGTGACATGTGATATATTATTATTTAGCTGTTGACAATCTCTATTTCCACTTTGATGCTCGGCACCCCGGAAGTGTACTCAAATTCATGCGTTGTATTAGCGATGTGTTCTGGATCGTCATTCGGTATCACACCGGTTCTTTGCAAAGCATCTTCGATCACCTTGTCAGCGAATGAAAAGACGTTCATTCTATCTCTTTTATTTCCTTTTTTTGGCTCCTTGAATACATAGTGCAGGATAATTGGTTTGTCAGTTTTGAACCTCTTTAACCCAATTCTGATTGCATTACAGGCTATCATTTGATATTCCTGCTTCATCCTGTTTCCGGCTTTTGGATTTTTCCCTATTTCTTTTATGTATTCATTCAGTCCAGGGAAACAATGTCCTTTATAAAATTCTCCTCTGATCTCAAAAGTAGGATTTCCCATATCGTTCCCTGAATTCCTCCCTTGTGTGGTTCTGCTCATATATTGCCTGTCCCAACATTTTAGACAGCTTCATCCTCATTCCATCTGCATGCAGTTTTCTGTGACATTCTTGGCACAGAGGAATAAGCAGTCCATCCTCGGTACCTTGTTTTCGTTTCCCGCATCCACAAATCAAATGATGCCCCTCTATGTTATACGGTTTTCCGCACATCAAGCAGTATTCCACGTGTTCGGTAACTACCGTATCTCCTTTTTCCATTAAATCTCTCCTATCAGCATGTCCGGATAAATCGGATTCTTCAGTACTTTTGTTCTCTTACACCAGTCACACATTTCACACCGGATCGGATCGATTTCGCCATCCTTGAGAGCGATGATTTTCTTCACATTCATTTCCATTCCAGATAAGCAATCATCCATCCATTCCTGCGGTATCTGAATGATTTCGATATCTGGTTCTTTTTCCTTGCTTGCGGCGGCGATGAAAAACGGAAGTTTTTCTCCGGTATTGATCCTTACGATTTCCTGATAGACGGCAGCCTGAATGTCATATCCCCAGTACCGGACAAAATCCATGAGTCCAATGTCTCTCGCATAGTGCGCCTCCCTTAGAGATTTCATCACTTTCAGGTCCGTAATGCATATTCCAGGAAGATAGCTGTCAAGTTTCACTTTCCACTTTGCCCCGAACAATTCTCCTGTAAATATCTTCTGTTTTTCCCCGCTCATGAACTTCATAAACAGTTCGTCTTTTTCAATCCTGTTTATAATTTCCTCCGCCTTCCGGTACTCTACTTTCAGCGTCCCTGATTTTGTGAAAATTTCTGGGTGCTGTGCCTGAAATATGTTAAGCATTCCTTCGAAATGAGCATCTACATAACTCCCAACCAAGAGAGACGTTGTCGTTTCCATTTCGTAGTCTCCTCTAATTTTCGCCAGTGCCTGTTCCTCACATCCCAGTCTTCCGACAGATCCGCAGAAATCCTTGTACTGCGATACGCTCAAATATTCTTCATTTGCTTCTTTGCTATAATAATTTTCCTGTGTTAAAATCATTTGAAAATCGCCTCCGTTTCTTCTGATACTTTTTCTACGATATCAAAAGGATTTTCCGCTTCTTTTTTCGGCACAGTTTCAATATCTTCTGGTTCTCCTTCTACGCAGCATCCCATAATTTCATTTGGTAAATAAATCCTACAAAAGAACGCTGCCGCACGATACGCAAGCATTTGTTGCGGCATCGTCTGCCACTTAGATGTTTCTTTTCCGTATTTGTCCGGTTTAGAATACCATCCTTCGTCTTTTGCCATTTTTATTGTGATTTTCGTTCCGACCGCTTCTTCTCCTGTTTCCTTGTATGTAGCCTTTACATAACAGCCCCATTCATCCGTACTTTCTTCTCCAACATACACAACTCTTACATTTTTAAATTCTTTTGAGGCTTTAATCATACTCATACAAGCTTGTCCGGACCATACCGGTTTTCCTTTTACTACATAAAGATTTTGCATTACCATTACAGGAGACATACCGTTCCTGTTTGCCATATCAATCGCAAGCATGCAATCCTCCGGTTTTCCTTGGTAGTTTTGCGGAACAAGCTGCGATTTTGATATTCGTTGAGCCATCTTGTACAAATTATTAAAATTTTCTCCATTAGAAAATGGGGCCGAAACATCATATTTCATTTCTTGTTTCATTAATTCGTCCATAAATGTCCTCCCTTATAACTCGATCACTGTCAAATCTTCTTCATCTGTTGTCCTTGTTGCAATAAATTGCAGGCCCTTGTCCTTGCACTTTTTGTAAAGGCTCTCTCTCATTTTCGTGGACATTTTTTCCACTCCGTCAATCAAAACGATCTGCAGTCCGTTTGGCTTCTGGATTGCAACATCAATGCAAAGATCCAGTTTTTCTCCGTCTGAAAGATTGCTGATCGGAAGTCCATTGATAAGTGGGATTCCATCTTTTACAGTCAGTCCATTGATCGGGATAGTTGCTGTTTCAAGGATTTCCCCTGGAAGCATTCTCGCTTTTTCGATTTTTCTTGTGTACTCTTCTGATTCTTCAGTAAGTTCTGCAACTTCATCCTGTAGATCCAACATTCTCTTGTACTCATTCAGATAGGATTTCATCTTTTCTGTCTGCTGTGCCTGTTCCTGCAGTTCAGAGAAGTCAATCAGGTCTTTCTCTGCAATGTCTTTGTATTCTTCCATTGCGCTGTCATACTTCGCCACATTTGCCTCATACTCTTTTTTGATCACTGCTGACTTGTCCTCTTTTTTCTCTGCAAGTCCAGACATCCTAATTTCGTTTTCTCTCAGCTGTGCTTCAAGTCTTTCCTTCTCCTTTACAAGGCGTTCCTTTTCTGCAGCAAATTCTCTGTCCAGCGCTGAAAGCTTAATTTCTTTATCTGCTTCAAACGATCTAACCTTGTTATCTCTCTGCTCAACAAACCGTTTCGCCTTTTCGATATTCTCGTTCTCTTTCCTTGCCCTCTCGATTTTCTGGTACAGTTCTCCAAGGTTCTCGTTTTCCCATTTCTTTGCGTCATATCCTTCCGGGATCTCGCTTGCAATGTCCTCGATAAAGGATTTCTTATTTCGAATATCTCTGTTGACATCCTGACGGTTTCTGTAGTAATCTCCTTTTTCTGACTGAATGTCATTTAAGATCTGGAGGATATTCTGGTCATAAGATACCCAGTCAGGAATTTCTCCGAACCAGTCTCGAATTGTCTGTAGTGACCAATCATACTGGATCATGTCCAGAATAATCGCATTCTGTTCTTTCTCAGTCTTGTCCATAAACTCGACAGGCGAAAGCTGCAACGGTGTGAAAATGTCTTTCAGAAATGTTTCCGGACTGCCAACTTCATGCCCGTTCTGTTTCACGCTTTTATAATCTGCCTGATTTGTTCTCGCTTTTCTGTTGATTCTAAGTCCGCTGTCAGTCTCGATCAGAATCTCTCCCTCTGTCTCTCCATTCCTTACGATGTATCTACGATCAGATTTATTAGTCAGTGCGTATCTAATTGCGTCGATTACGGATGATTTCCCGACTCCGTTTTGCCCAGAAAGTTCTACACTTTTACCATCACCGTTATATTCTGATATACCGAAAAGATTTTTGATTTTAATTTTTGTAATCTTGCTCATTTGCAAATCCTCCTTAAATGCGCTATACTTAACTTGATCTTTTATCCGAGTGCATATATGGGATTGCCGTCCCTATGCACTCTTTTTCATGCCCTGCAACCGGTGTCTCCGGCGCAGTTCCCGCATCTTGAGATAATGCTTCTCCCGTTCTTTCACACAGTCATGTGTTATGTATGCTACTATCATCATGTCCAGTGCGATCCCGAACGCCATAAAAAACTCTGCCGTTGAGATAATGTTCTGGCTGTAACTGTCAGCGGATCCGGCCATCACCAATACGGCAACTCCCCCGACTACTGCACAGATGTCTTTCAAGATCCGGTATTTTCGTAGTTTTCTTCTATGCATCTCCCTCACCTACCTTTTGTTTTTCATATTCCATGCTTCTCGCTTCCAGATGCTCAACAGGTACATTCAGATCTTCCGCCGCTTTGTACGGATAGAACTCGTATGTCCTTTTCTTCTTTCCACTCACTACCCGACTGTATTGATTCATGCCCCTCTTTGCCTGTTCCCGGAACGCCTGCGGTGCTATCTGGAGTATGTAAGCTGCTTTTTGGGCATTTCTTATAATCGGTTCCACTTCTCCTCCTTTTCTCGTAGTCACGACATCGAGTATTCCTGTGAGCATCTAGGCATCGATTTCTTTTCGTGCAGTAAAAACATTCTCCAAAATACTGCATACTTTACTTTCTCCGGAAAATCCATGCAAAATTTGTTACCACAAGTACGGCAAATACTACTACGCTCGCTTTATACCACCGCTTTGCATGTTCTTTAATTTCTCCTATTACTCCTGCTCCCAAATACTCTTCTGTCTTTTTCCAATCTTTTTTCATCTGTTTTCCTCCAAATTTCAAACATTTGTTCGATTACCTATTGCTATTTGCAGGAAAACTTGGTATTATATTCCTGTAAATAGCTAGGTCGGTTAGCTAGTTACACAGCCTCGGTGGTGTGCCAGCACTCCGGGGCTATTTTTTATTTTTCTGTGAGTCTGTGATATCGCGCCATTTGAATCGTCCCTTTCCCGAGTTCCTCCACTGTCCGATTCCTCTCAGATCTCCGTAATCGAGCCATTCAATAACTGCCGCCATGTCCGAATCTACCATACACTGGATTGTAAATTCGATCGCTGATCCAGCCGGAACCGTCTCACTGCTGGAAAGAGCAATTCGTTCTCCCTGTGCTGTACTCGCTCGTAAAGGTCTCTGGCAAATACCGATTTCTCCTTCAAAGAGAAATGGGATTTGTCTTTCCTTCACGAAAATCAATCCATCGATCTCTTTCTTGTATGCTTTGATTGCGCTGGATGGTGTTCCCTTAACCTTCCTTAGCATCCCACAGGAATCTTTGAAGAATCCTTTAATCTGGTAGTCCCAAAGAAACGGCGTTCCATCATCCAGTCTCGGGAATACAGTCATTGATTTCTCGAATACTTCTTCCGCTCCAAGCGCTTCCACCTCTTCTTTCCGGCTCGGTGCGTCCGGGGCATTACTTGCAATGTACTTCTCATGGATCTCTGGATCCGAACTTGCAGTCCCGAGCACCTCCTCAAAAAATTCCAATCTTACTTTCATTTCTTTCATTTCACTTTTCTCCTTTCGACTTGTTTTTTCTACGCAATCAACGCCACGCTTTTCCTTTGCATATCTAATCCACGCTTTCTAGGCCACGCCTTTCCTTCGCATTTCAACGCCTTGCTCTGCCATTGCGCCTCTAAGCCAAGCATTTCCTTTGCCACGCCCTGCTTTACTTTGCCTTGGCACGGCCACGCTATTCCTTTGCATCGCTGGGATTGGCTGTTCCTTTGCATATCTAATCCACGCTTTCTAGGTCACGCTTTTCCTTTGCATTTCATCGCTTTACTTTGCCTTAGCAAATCATCTCTTGCACTTCAATGCTATTCTCTTCCATGCCTTGCCTTCCCTTCGCAGTTCTTCGCCAAGCCAAGCCGTTCTTTGCCTCTCCATTGCCATTCAACGCACAGCCATTCCCTGCCTTGCCGTTCCTTTGCACCTCAAAGGTTAGCTACGCTTTGCCATCGCAAAAACCAAATGCTTTTTTTGCTTTTTCTTTTTTATATTTTTCTTTTTACATAATCAATAACTATATGTCTTATATAATCTAAAGCTTTAGGTATATATATAATTAATTAAATATATAAATATATAATGTTATATATATATTCTTTTCTTTGCTTCTTTCTTTTCTTAAAAAACCAAAATAACCAAATGCTTTTTTTGCTTTTCTGAAAAACCATTTGCTTTATTAGCTTTTCAAAATAACCTTTTGGTTTTAAATTTCGGCGGCTTTTTTTCACCGATCTGCTCACCTGATCTAAAAGCTATCCGCAGCCGCGCCACAACGAGGTGAAGACTCTATCCAATGAGCCGGTCAGTACTGGTACATGACGTCTCACGACCTACTGCTTTCGATTTCAGTTTCTTGCGTGTATTGATTATGGTTTATTTTTCTCCTATAATTTCCCTACAGGCACTGCCATGCCGAGTATGTAGAAAGGAGGAGAAATATTATGGATATTAAGCCATTTAACGAGTTCATAAAGTCTCTTACAGAAGAAGATCGTGCTTATATCAATGAATGTGAAGACATCATAAGCATTGACACTTCCGATCCAAACTTTATGGAAAATATCGCTGGATACATCAGTTCTCGCGGTTTCGGGATGTCTCTGAGATTGCTTCAAATGTACCACGAATGGATTTCTGAACAGCTTTAGAAACTTCGCTGCCATTGATTACAATGGGTTTTGAAAAGGGCTCCAGGAATCTCCTGATTTCTAGGAGTTCTTTTCTCATAGTTTTAACTTCTTTTCTCAATTTCTTTAAGCATTTATGAGGCCTATCTTTCTTTCTTTTACTCACTTATTTCACCTCCATTCTCTTTTGCGCACGGATCGTTTTCTGCCAGTAAATTTCCATCAAAATCCCAGTATTGTTTGACTATCCTACATAAATCTTCTTGCGTTCCTTCGCCTCTCATAGATTCTGTCTTAATGACCTGAATCACTTTTGCTGAGTCTGTTCCTCTCGGTCTTGCCATTTTATTCCACCTCTCTTTTAGTTCAAAATTGTTACATACTAGTTTGCTACTCCCTCAAGGAACTTGTTAATATTGCATTCTTTCTATAAATCTCTCGTATAATCTTACATGCTTCGTCCAGATTTTCCAATGTCATGTAATTTTCAATCATACATTGAGAAATGACATTACCTAAAGTTGCGCTCTTTTCTTCCTTAAAAAAACTGTCGAGATTTTTTATATCCATTCTTCTTACCTCCTATCTTCACTACCAAACCCCGGCCGGCGTGTTAATCCTCTAATAATGTTTCAAGTGATAATCCCAGAGCATCCGCAATCTTAACGGCTGATCGGCTTGAACAACTGCGCCCGTTCTGGATGCGACTAATCGTTGCTCTGGACACGCCGGACAATTCCACAAGTCGAAGCTGTGTCATGTCTTGGCGCGCCATCTCCGTAATTAATTTTATCCTGTCGATTCTCATCTCTTCTCACCTCCCAAATAAGTCTTATGATTGATTACGGCTTGATCCCTTATATATTCTCCAAAGTATTTTTTCACTTCACACCATCTCCTCCCTACTCCAGAAAATACTCAATGTTTACTCTAAGAAGTATTCTATTGGCTTATTTAATTCTTTTGCTACCGCTTGAACTTTATCAACTCCAGGAGTATTTGTGTCCCATTTGCAAATGCTGCTTCTCGGAAACCCTAATTTGCTTTCGAGATATGTAATTGTTATTCCATTATCTGAGCATGCTTTTTTCACATTTTGATAAATCGACATGATTAACCTCCTTTCTCCTTGTTTTGCGTAAGATTTTACGGTTTTTATATTGACAAAATGCGTAAAATATTCTACCATTAGAAGTGCCAACAACTAATTTTTTTAGAATAACGCATCGGGCATCATTCGTAAAATCTTGCGCAACTCTTGATTATTATTATACACAAAATTTTACGTATGTCAATACCGTATTGCGCAAAATTTTGAGGTGTTTATAAATGGGACTGTATGAAAGAATTAAAGAAGTAGCTAGTAAAAAGGGTTATTCTATAAACAAGCTAGAAAAGGAGCTTGGATTCCCTAGAAGTTCTATGAACAAATACAATAATAATGTACCTAGCATGGAGAAAATTCAGAAAATTTCAAATTTTTTGAATGTTTCTATTGATGAAATCATTGGGGAAGAAAGAGACACTGCGAACAAATATTATTTTAATGAAGAAACAGCACAAACCGCTCAAGAAATATTTGAGAAAGATAAGGTATTATTTGACGTATACAGGAGTGCTGATAAAGAAAGATTAATTGAATACGCAAAAATGTTAAAAACTATTCGTGACTCGGAGGAAAAAGAATAAGTGTACTATAACGGCAGAGTAATAAATGTTATTTTGCTCGAAAATTCATGTGGTGTTCCGGGAAGTGTTTGGCATAATTCAGATGATTCTTACACAATTTTTATAGATGCTTCGTTAAGTTCAAGCCATCAGAAAAAAGTTTTCGAGCACGAAATGCGTCATATATTTGAAAATGACTTTGAGAAATATGACGTGCAGGAAATAGAGTGTGAAGCGCACGGAATGTCTTATAAATAATTAAAAAGGAATTCTAAAAAAGCACGTAGGAAATATATAGAAAAGAGGTAAAAGTACATGGAATTTATTGAATCAATTAAACAATTTTCTGAACGTGTAGAAACAATTAAAGATAGTATTTTTACAGAAGAAGCTACTAAGATGTCTCTGATCGTACCATTATTTCAAATTCTTGGATACGATGTATTTAACCCAACAGAGTTTTGTCCAGAATATACAGCCGATGTAGGAATAAAAAAAGGAGAGAAAGTTGACTATGCTATTCTTGAAAATGGTAGTCCTACAATACTCATAGAGTGTAAAAGTTGTTCCGAACAATTAGATAAACATTCCTCTCAACTTTTTAGATATTTTGGAACAACTTCGGCTAAATTTGGAATTCTAACAAATGGTATAATTTATCGTTTTTATACAGATTTGGAAGAATCAAACAAAATGGATTTAGTTCCATTTTTAGAACTCGATATTCTTAACCTTAAGGATTCTTCAATCAATGAGCTCAAAAAATTCTGCAAAGATAATTTTGACAAAGAAAAAATTTTCAGCACGGCCGAAGAGCTTAAGTACAGCAGTTTAATAAAGGGGATTCTTTTAAAAGAATTTGATACACCATCAGAAGATTTTGTTCGTTTTATATTAACAAATATATATGACGGGCAAAAAAATCAAAGGATTATAGATAAATTCACTCCCCTTGTTAAACGAGCTTTTTCCTCGTTTGTTAATGAAATCGTAAATAACAAAATTTCATCTGCTCTTACGCCAGAAACAGAAGAAAATGAAGCTCCTGCTGAAACTACCGAAATTTCATCTTCAAAAATTGTAACTACAGAAGATGAAATTGAAGCTTTCTATATTATCCGAGGATTACTTGTAGGGGTTATTGCTGTAGAAGACATTGCTCACAGAGACACAGAAAGTTATTTTGGAATTCTGTACAAGAACAATAATAGAAAACCGATTTGTCGACTTAACCTCGACACTAAAAACAAACAGCTTCTTATCCCTGACGAAAATAAAAAGTTTGAAAGAGTATACATAGATTCATTGAACGATATATACAAATACAGGGAACGCTTGATAGAAGTTGCAAAAAGATATTTATAAGATATAACCGCATAAGCGATTATATATACAAATAACAGGAAAGAGAGGTACATATTTATGAAATGCCCAAAATGCGGAAGTGAAAATGTGACTATTGAAATGGTACAAACTGGCGGTAAAACTAAAAAACATGGTAATGGATTAGGCGGCCATGTTAATAATGCAGCAAGGGGACTTACAGCTGTTTGTACATTAGGTATGTCAAACTTAGTCTGGAAAAAGTCGAAAGGAAATGAAAAGACAAATTTTAAAAACGAAAAAGTCTGCCTGTGTCAAGATTGCGGGAAGTCCTGGAATATAAGATAGGAACCTACGCAGAAATCCGTCCGGGGTAATACAACAAAATAACATATAAACGCATAAGCGATTATATAAAGGGTTTGGGTTTTCTCGAAAAAAAGAGAAAGAGAGGAATGGAAAATGATTGATTTTCAAAACAAAAAAGTATTTAAACTAAGCAAAGCCAAGGAAAAAAATATTCCAAAAGAAATTTATGAATTATTGATCCCTGGTGAAGAAATCGTAGGATACTACAGTGCATTAAGAGATTACGTCGTATTCACGAATAAAAGATTAATAACTTGCAATGTCCAGGGAATTACAGGATCAAAAAAGGATTTTTCAACTCTTCCATATTCAAAATTACAGGCTTTCTCAATCGAAACAGCCGGAACATTAGACCTGGATGCAGAATTAACACTGTGCTATAGCGGTCTTGGAAATGTAAAACTTGATTTTTCCGCTGGTGGAGAAATTAAAGAAATTGGAAAAATCATATCTTCCTACTTGTTATAGGTTAAAAATTTTAGAAATTTTCCATTGCAAAAAGTAAATGGAGGAATGTCTTGGATATTAAAGAATACCTAAAAGAACGGGTCGACGATCAAATTAATTGGTACGACCAAAAATCAAAATCTGCACAAAAATGGTATAAGCGTTTGCAAATAGCTGAAATCATACTTGCTTCACTCATACCATTACTATCAGGTTATATGCCTTCTTACAAATGGATAGCATTCATTGTAGGCTTATTCGGTGCTATTATTGCAGTAATTGAATCAATAACAAAATTGAATAAATATCACGAAAACTGGATTCAATACCGCTCTACTTGTGAAATGTTAAGATACCAAAAACATTTATATCTCACTGGATCTGCCCCTTATAATAACCAAAATGAGACTATCGACAATATTTTTGTCCGTAATATCGAAAGCATAATTTCTTCTGAGAACAATCAGTGGAAAAATCTTAATACTGCTAGAGAAAATGCCAACGACAACGAAAAAGTTAATTAACTCTCTTATATGTTTTTTCAAAAATATCTGGTTTGCATGGATACTGTTCTCCATCTACCCCAGTTATAATCCAATCTCCTGGAGATGCTTTCATTTCTCCTTCAAGCGTATGGATTATTATTTCAATATCTGTTTGATATGCCTCAATAACAACTGGCTTTTTTTGAAATTTTTGAATTTTTTTCAACATAATCACCTCATTAAAGAAAGGAATGAATTACATGCCAAAATTATATGATTACCGTCTATTTATTAGCCATGCATGGAAATATGGAGCAAATTATGATAGACTAATAAACCTATTAGACAATGCTTCATATTTTTCCTATTTTAATTATTCTGCTCCATCGGAGAAACCTTTGTTCCCTCCCGGAACTCCTAAAACAAATTCGCAGATACGAGAGTTAATTTCGGCAAAAATACGCCCATCACAAATCACCATTGTTATATCTGGAATGTATGTAGCTTATAGTGACTGGATGCAATATGAGCTTGATGAATCTGTGCGAATGAATAAACCTATTCTCGGTATTTATCCCTGGGGACAAGAGCGCGCACCCTATGCCGTAACAAGTGTTGCCAATGAAATGGTTCGTTGGAATACTTCTTCTATCATTAGTGCAATCCGTAGGTTGGCGTAATATTATTTATACTAAAATAACATACTAATCTATAAATTTCAATAATAAAAACCGTCCGGGTGCGCCAACACCAGGACGGATCACATATCCGAAGATATGCAAGTACTTTGATCGATAATATTGTATCATCTTCGGGCAGCCACCGCAAGCGGAACACACGTTCCTGCTGGCTGTTGTTTTTATGTCCAAAATGAAAAGGAGATGATGTTTATGGCAAACAAGAAAAAGCATCCGAACCTTCCGAACGGTTACGGAACGATACGCAAACTATCCGGGAACAGGAGAAACCCGTACTCTGTACATCCACCAGTTACAGAATTTACAGTAGATGGAAAACCGATTATGAAAAAAGCACTCTGCTATGTGTCAGACTGGTATGTTGGATTTGCTGTATTGACAGCGTATAAAGCCGGAACATATAAACCGGGTATGGAAAAAGATCTGGAACAATTAAGAGGGCAGGAAGATGGAGACCTAGCCGAATTTACAAATAGAATCCTGTCAGATTATAACGTAGCAGTTCGCTCAAATTCCAACGATCAAGAATTGCTGTTTTCAGAGCTGTATGACCAATTTTATAACTGGAAATTTAACGGGAAAAAGAAATACTCCGCAAGCTCTAAACAAGCAACAAAAACAGCTTATAATAACTGCAAAGCTTTGTATAACAAAAAAATAGGAGAAATAACATATGAACAGCTTCAGCGTATTGTGGACTCTTGCCAGTTAAAACATGCCAGTCTGGAATTAATCGTTTCTCTTTTAAAGCAAATATATCGTTATGCATTGGCGCAAAATCTAGTAGAAAAAAATCCTACAGAGCTTTTAAGGATTAACATTCCAGACGATGATGAACACGGAGTTCCGTTTAATATACGTGACCTGGAAAGGCTTTGGGAACATGCTGATAACTATATTGCCCAGCTTCTTCTAATTATGTGCTATTCTGGCTATCGCATTGGTGAATTATCTGTAATTAGCGTAGATTTAGAAAAGAGATGCTTCTCAGGGGGATTAAAAACAGATGCCGGGAAAAATAGGATTGTTCCCATCCACTCTTCCATACTCCCTATCGTACAAGATCGGCTAAATGAGAAAGGATCTCTCATGGGAATATCATACAGCGCTTTTAATAAATCTCTTTCAGAATTTCTTAAAAGTATAGGTGTTGGAAAACATACAGCTCACGATTGCAGACACACCTTTTCTATGTTATGCGAAAAATACAAAGTAAGCGAAAATGACAGAAAACGAATGTTGGGGCATAGTTTCCGTGATATTACTAATTCCATCTATGGACACAGAAGCTTAGAAGATTTGAGGAAAGAGATAGAAAAGATACCGTGTTACAAACGTGTCGCAAACGATTATAAAAAAAGGGCTTAAGTGAGTACCGGAATCATCAGGAGACATTAATTAAAAACACCGAATTTATACCGTTTTCCCGGTATTCCCCTAAAATTCGGTGTTTCTAAAATTCTATTAGAATTAATTTGCTTTTATGAAAATATAACGCATTTACGCCGTTTTTCAGTACTTTTGTCACAAATTTGTTACAAACAAAAATGTAAAGATTAATAAGAAAACATTATTAGGATGAAAGAAAAGCCAAAGATGATACAATATTTTTCCTCCAGAGTGCAGGCTCTGGAGGAAAACGTTTTTAATAATCTCTCTGATCTAATTATGGTATGTGTAGTATCAGACAACCTCGATCTGTACTGCATCAATGGCATAGCCGTACCAACCAGCATATCCGTTTGCTCCAGATCCGTAGTTAGTAACCCAATCCAGCCATCCTTTGCCGATACAATGTACACGATAACGGACATTTTTACCTGATATACCTACAAGCCTAAACTGTAGACCATCAATCGGGTTCTTACCATCTCCTGCGAACGTATCTCCCGCACTGTCTTTGTTATAATCTCTACGCCATCCATACCAGCCGCCGCCTTTTCGATGTGCTCTGTATTCCAGATAGCCTACCGCAGCCGCATCACCCTTTGTCTTTGCTCTAAACGCTACGATCGGCTTTCCCATCCATCCGGAATAACCGTTAGAATTGATATTATTATAATTTGTTACTTCAGGCTGCCAGCCTTTTCCCTGTGCGTTCGCCTGATGAACTACATTAATTTTATCAGAAACAGGCTTGGATGTGGATGGTGTTGAAGGTTTAGGCTGCTCAGATCCACTAGAAGCCGAACCGCCTTTTAATTCAGCAGAGACCATATTTAAAAATCGCTGCCATCCCATATCAAGCGTCCTGTGAGGACAGTATTTACCACTATAGTCCTGATGTTTCGTTACCTTATCAATTCCCCATCCACGAGCTTTCAGTAGTTCCGCAATAAATTTAGCAGCGTTCTGTTCGGCTTTGATAAAACGATCACCACCAGATTTAGAATAGCAGATTTCAACGGATAATCCCTCTCGGTTTCCTTTTCCATTCCCATCTCCGGCGTGCCATGCGTTCCTGTTTTCCGGTATTCCCTGTACTATTTCTTTGTCGTCTACTGCATAATGGAAAGATACTTGATTATTATTGCCAATCATGTACTGTACTTCATTCCGTGCGCTTGCATCATTAGCCGTATTGTGTACAACAATCCGCGTTGGATTCATAGAATAAGGGCACTTAATTCCGTATTTGTTTGTAGCAACTAACATTTTTACAATATTCATATTTATTCCTCCTCATCGTTTTGTCTTTGGTTTACCACCTTATCAGCTACTTCCAGACCTTTCACAAGGATTGTAGGAACATTGTATCCGGCTTCCACAAAATTTTCTAATATGGATCGGATCTCATTGATTAACAAAGAGGCCAAGACAAACCAGCCGAGAAGTGTCGTAATTCCTAGATCAATTCCAATCGTATGTCCTATTTCTATAAATACAGCAGAAGCACCAAAAGCGACCATAATCATCAACCAGTATCCAAGTTTCTTAAGAACACCTTTCCATCCTGTCATAGAATTTTCTTTCCCGGCTATCCGGCTTTTCATCCATCCCGTCAGCCAGTCCGCTACGTTAAGCAGAAGAAACGCAACAAAAAGTACCCAGTGTTCCCCTAAAATATAAGACAGAACTGCAACAATCGTCCCTACCACTGCATTGTATCCATCGATAAAAGGTTCTGCATAATTCATTTTTTTCATATCCTCACTTTCCTTTCTTGTATTTTATCTGTTATTAAATAGGAGCATCCCTTATCATCACGCCACCATCCTTTCTAAATAGATCGGTACAAAATGTATTGCTTCATCTCCGACAATTTCATAAGCTCTGGAAAAGATCTCTTTCGCCCTGTCTGCGATTAAATTGCAGATAAACTCTTCCATCTCGATCCAATGTCTCTTTTTACACATACGGTGTATATCTTCTAAGTAGCCGTAGCTGTAAAGCATCACATGCCCTAGTTCATGGAGAACTACAGTAGTTAAAAACGGACCAGATAAGTCGCCTGACAAACAGATTGACATGGTATCTGGATCTGTAACAGCGCAAGTCTTTTTACCTGTCCTGTCAATCAAAATCGGATCAGACGGATGTACAAATCGAACAGTCCATAAGATCCCATTCATTCGAAACTTCATTTATTTCACCTCGCAAAAAGAGCCCTAGCTGTATTGCTAAGGCTCTTATCCATTAATTCATCGACTGTACTTTCTGTGCCATCTGAACAATTTTCTGTTTCAGCGCCGGTTTTTCCGATGCATCTGCATATTTCATCACGCTTTCCACCATATCTTCCATATCGTTAAAGATTTCGGTCATGGATTCCTCCATTTTTTTCTTGGATTCCGTATCTTTGTTTTCGGTGTAATGCCTACGGTAGTTATCGTATCGATCATAAGCGTCACCATATTTCGATCGTTTTCGTTCCGGTTCATATCCATATCTTGAATGATCTCTAGACCGGTTTCCGCTCCATCCATTTCCGTCCATATTGTTTCTGTCATCCCGATTAGGATATCCCATTCTATAGCCGGTCATCATCGGAGGAAATTCGTCTTCCATCCAGTCATTTTCATACTCTTCCGGAATGTGCATGTATGGCATATATCCAGCAGAACGTCCACGCCCGGAACGATGAACAAACCTTCCATTTCTGGCACGTCCACGATATCCATATCGGTCATTTTCGGAATCGTCATAGTCTTCCACCATCCGTTTCGTCAGCTCGCCCTCCATAATTTTGTTAGGAATTTTTATCATCTCCATGTATTCTTTTTCCAGACAGGCTTTTGCTGTTTCTGCGGAAAAATACTCCATCTGCATCGCATCTTTCAAAATATCTACTGATTCACCAAAGCATTTCCGGTCAATATTGTCATATCCGTTTGCCGACATCTGTTCAATGTCCTGCTTTGCAATATCTTTAATCTTTTTGATTAATTCGTAATGTTCGCTCATATTCAGCACCTCCTAACCGCATACCCTGACTGCTGTAAGGTTTGGATTATCAACTTGTACGGCTGCAACACCGGTGTTCTGTACAGTCACCGTCTGACAGCATCCACACGGAACATCAATATAGTGCTGAGTAGCTACATTAAAGTATTCAGATACTGCCGCCGGAGTGGCTCGCATCACTGATCCAGTGATTGGCTCACCATCTAATGCAATGGCAAGAGACACCTCGCCAACTACTCCACCTGCCGGAATTGCTACATTTCCACTGAATCCAACAAGATAGCGTCCTGGTTTAACAAGAGTAAGCTGGGCGCTTCCGGCTCTGTGGCGTTCTGCGGAACATTTACTTGAAATTTCTTCGGAATAAACAACGCCCTGTCCAGGCGCTACGGTCTGCGGCGTCGGGTTAAGTAATTCAATCATATTATTATCTCCTTTATACAAAAATAAAGGGGATAGACCTAGTATCTATCCCCAAATAGGCAATAGTAACATTGAGATCGTTTCTCAAAGTTCCCGTAGGGAAGATACTATTTAACAACCACACGTATTACATCCACAGCCGTTTACGCCAAATGTGAATCCCGTAGGATTGATGATAGACGTATACGGACTCATTACCGGATAAGACGGAACTGGTGTAGGACGCAATGCGTTGACAATGTTTGTTGTCTGCGCTGCATTACTGAGCTGGAGCTGTGCGGACTGTAATTCAGTCTGTAAAGACTGGATCTTGTCCTGAGTAAACAGATCAACGATCCTCTGTGTTCCGGCGTTCTGTGCGTCGATCACATCCCTAAATCCACTGCAAAGAGCCTGCTGAATTGCATTTCCATTATTATTTACGGTATTTTGCAAAATGTTTGTCTGTGCGGCAAGGTTATAATTCACACCGTCGACCGCTCTCTGTGTCTGGCAGCAACAATCCTGTAATTGATAGCCAAGATTGCTAATATTGGAATTAACACCAGCAAAACCATTACAAAGCTGTGTTCCAATTCCATTGATTCCAGACTCAATACCCTGAGTAGAGAGCGCAGAATCTATATCACTACGCGTTGCGTATCCCTGAAAACCAGGAGTATTAAATCCTCCGCCGTTTCCTCCAAATCCGCCGAAGCCATTTCCCCAGCCTCCAAAAATTGCGAAGATAAGGATAAGCCAAATCCATCCCCAACCCTCTCCGCCGAAGCCATCATTACAGCCACGGGAATTTCCGGCATTACCTGTAAGCACAGCTACATCCGCTGCACTCATACCTGAACTCATCATATATTTTTGTCTCCTTTTGCAATATATTTACAATTAGAGACATCCCGGGCTGTCTGCTATATTGTACGATGTTAAATACCAAATTGAGATTTAATCTTATTTACCATTTCATCCGCATCGATTCCCTGTTCTTTACAAAGATTTCGTGCAAGTTTTTCGATTCCTTCCGAATCTCCTTTTTCTGCCATTTGCATTGCGTTTCGCATAACCGGATTATTTCCAGCCTGCTCTCGCATCATATCCATGACTACTTTCTGCGGATTTCCTCCACGCATCATTTTTACAAATTGTACCGGATTCATCATTTTTGCGATCCTCCTCTTTGTGTCTTAGGAGGCTCACTTTGAATCATTTCTTTTAATCCTGCGATCTCAGTTGAAAGATCATTCTTAATCTGTAACAGCATTGCTTCCAAGTTTACAGATGACTGTTCAACTGGCTTGGGATCATCTGGCATAACTGCTTTATAAGTAATGATCCGGCTTGTACCGTCAGCTTGTAACTGTTTTGCGTAGATCTCTGTCATGTCTGACTTAGGATAAAATGTAGGGTTGCCAGACATATCCACATTTTTCGCACGTACAACGTCAACACTGTCTACAATTTCCCCATTAAGGCTTGGCTGTTGTGTAAAAGTAGGCTGGTTATATTGCGCCTGCATCTGTGCAAGCCTGTCATACTGAGGCTGTAAAGGGTTGTATTGCTGTTGTACTGGTTGCTGATAATAAGGATTAAAATACTGCATCTGCTTGCCTCCTTGTCTTTATGCTTTAAGTATAATACCAAGGATGTGATTCAAACAGTTCATATAAGTATCAAAAAAGTATCAGCATACACGAATAATCTTGTTATTTACTTTTCTGCTTAATCTTTTGATTGTGGATATACTCACATTCATTAACTCAGCACAGTATTCGAGCGGATATTGTTTAGCTCTATACTCAAACAATGTCCGCTCGTCGTCTGTAAAATTACAATATGTCCGGAAATAATTTAATTCCAGTATGGTAAAATCATAAATCTTCATTTTTCCTCGTTACATCGTAAAATTTAAAATTATTCTTTTACATCTGTAAACTTGCTACAAATAGAGTGGTTCCTCCGTCACTTTCTTCCAGTACGCCGGATACTCGTCAGGGTTCCAAACAACTGCCACTCCATCTGGTGCGATACAATCATATTTTTCGCCTTTCCAAGTAATGCCATCACCCTTGTAATAAGCGTCATGCGCTCCTGTAGGCTGTTTATATTCCGGGTACTTGTCCGGTTCTGGTTCCGGCTCCGGTTCTGGAATATCTGTCCCGCCCTCTTCGAGAGCTTTCTTGATTGCGTCAACATCCTGCTTTAATATAGCGACAGTACCGATCGTCTCATCTAGTAACTCTCGTAATTCGTCAACCTGAGACGGCAATCCAGCATAGCTGTTTTCCGGTGTCGCCTTTTCCCTTGCAAGTGCGATCAATTCCGTTTCCTGCTCGTCCGTGATATCTCCCCGGACGCAATTCTTCTTAATCTTGTTAAGCATGTCCGACAACTCATAGTCCCCGGGCAAGATAACCTGTTTGATAATCTCATACATATTTTATACCTCCTGCAATGCCTGTGTTTCCAATGCCGACAATCTTGCGGCTGTTGCGTTTTCCAGCTCTTCCAATGCAATTTCATTCCTCTTGGCCGTGCAATACGCTGTTGTGTTTAAAGCCCCGTCCTCGTTTCGTGGCAATAAAAACTGATTCTGGATTTCCGCATCCGACGGAACACCGACAATCGTCAGCTCCGTTTCCTCATCACATGCCATGATGCTGTATAGGGCTTTCATGGCTTCGGATGAAAGGGGTTCTTCGGTTGGTGTGGCTAGTTCATAGACACAAGAAACCGGATTCTCTTGTAACCACTCTTGAAATCCGGCTATAGTATTATTGTCTAAGTATCCAGATTCAAAATATATATTAATGTCGTTTCCAATCCATATCGATGGCGGTTCAACAGAGGTAGCATGTTTAAATCGATTTGATACTATATCGGCATTTACTTTCTTTTCTTTGTATTGACTAGTATAAAATTGATTTGTGTTGGATTTACCTTGCACCCAACCCTCATCTTCCGAACCATCGAAAACCTCCTGTTTCCATTTCCTTAACAGCTTATACTCCCCATTACGCCTTACGATCTTATCCCCCTCAAACAGCGGATAATCGACAGGGATATACGTTACGTTGGACTGATAAGGGACGAATTCGTTAGTGGGTTCCGACAACCCGGCATAGACATTTGTAAATATCGCATATGCGTCAGCATCCACCTGCGACGATCCGTCATTTACATACATATTTAAAGCCAAATCAGAGGCTTCGTTTGTATCCAAGTCATCTGGTATTTTAACACTCATCACCTGTCCGGCCTTGCTATACGAATATGTTAAATAGGTACGCACGGATGTATTACCCTTTATCGTCATTAACAACATTCGGGGATTATAATTACCGGATCGCTGGATAGCATCAGCTTTGACGTATATTGTTTTTCCTAAAAACTTTTTAATGTCACCTAAAACGAACCAAACTCCGGGAGCTGACCTGCCTTCTGTAGTCGGCCGTATTGTTACTTGGTTGTCAAAAATAGTTTCTCTTCCGAAGCTGTATAGTATTTCTCCGGTTAAATTAAGCAAATTCTTTCCCTTAGATTTGACACATACGGCGTATTTATCATTGATGGTTACGGTAATGTGTTTGGCTGATGCAACCGGGATAGGCTCGCTAACCGGATTAATTACAATGTTACAATATGTGGTATCTTGTGGAGCAACGCCTTCAATTTTTCTGACGCCAACCTTATTTACTCGTGATATAAATGTTCCATCGGATTTATAGAAAAATATCGAGATACCTGATCCATTAATTACATCTTCATACTCAAATATTATTTTATCACCCGGCTTACATGGAATAGGATTTTTGTTACAAAGTGCTACGGTGGCAGGCTTAAACGTTCCATCCGATACCTGGTAATATCCCTGCAACAACTCCCCATCAAAGAATCCCATATCCCCCACACCATGAACAATCTGAGGATAGTCAGGATTCGGGGAAGGCTGTCCTCCAGTGTAGGGTTCAATCGAAAGAGGAGAATCCCCTTTATTTATCATCGGATAAATCTTTATATTGCCATACTCACCGTTGGCAATATAACATTTTATAGTAGTATCTGTTTCAAATGTGTATGGTTTGTTCCATAAATCGTCGCCGTTGACTAATGTGTGAAAAATTTTATCTTTTTCATTAAAATAATATGTTCCAGCGCTTAATTGTATAGTAAAATTACGATTGCTACCGGTAATTTCTCCGTCAAGCGTTACGCTTCCATCATTATTACACGTGAGTACTTTAGATTGAATTTGTGATGATAAAACAGTTTTCGCATCAAACAACTGTAACCCTTTTGTCGTATCCTGTTTGATGTACCCCTCAATCTGTTCCGGGATGGCGTTTCCATAGGCGGTAGGACTCGCTTTCA